TTGATTGAACAACTCGTTCAACAGGTGTTTCAGCGCGGGGGCCTGGGATCATGCTGGATATGACTTGCGACGGCAAACGAATGTTGCTATTTGTAAGTTTGTTGTACCCTTGCACCACTACATCAGAAGCTGGAACAGCCAAGCCACCTGCCAAAAGACCTACGGTTGCGCCTACTGGGCCGCCCAACATAAAACCGGTGGTCGCGCCCGCCGTTGCTGGCGCTAACGCTTCGGTAGCGCCGCGAACAGCAATTCCTAACTTACGCGTAGTTTCTTCACCCATTGACAACTTAGGCGCAAGATACTGCAAAATTTCATCGGGGTTGTACCCTGCTTCTAACGCTTGTGTAATGCGCGGGTCTTTATTTTTTAAATACCCGATAAGTTGATCGTCAGTATACCCAGCACGTCGTGCTGTATTGATTTGATCGCGGAATTGGTCAGCCATACATACCCCTTATTTATTTAGTAGGCTTAAGAATTTCACTTAATGGAGGGCGGTTATCTTTAGCTGGCGCGGCGCTAGCTTCAGTTGGCACCGCGTACTTTTTAAGTGCAGGGCTTTCAAACAAAGATTTGCCGCCAGGGCCAGCAAGCCACGCATCCTCAGCACCTTCAAAAGTTTTATTTTTGGCGCGCCATTTAGCGTAGAAGTCGCGCTGATCCATATCGCGCTGAAGTTGAGCTTTAGCCACATTAAGTACAAAACGGTTGGCTTCCTTGGTGTTACCCAACTGAGCGCCGGTGGCTGTGATGCGTTGGGCGTCAGATTCGGTTTGCGGGCCTTTTTGTTCCAACTGCCGTTGCAACACAGCCGCGCTGGCGCTGGCCAAGAATGTCTGCGCGTTTGTTGCAAAGTCTTCTGCTTTTTCAACGCCAAGAGCACCCAATACCCTAGCGCCTGCCGCTATGGTTTCTGTTCCAAATCCAGTATCAAAGCCTTTGTCTAGGGTAGCAAGATTGCTTTCAATTGCAGGTAATGACTTTTGAGCAATTGCGGCTTGCGCTTTTACACTCTTAAAGTCATCAATTAAAAGTTTGCCGTATTCCTTTTTTTCTTCTTTTTCTTGCGGCCCGTAAGACACACTTACGCCTGGCGCATGTGTAGCATCTTTTTTGGCTTTTGAGAGCCGCAGGGCTTTTTTCTCGTCTTCCGTCAAGTTAGTCTTAGATAACAATTTCTCAAAGTCAGAGTCTGTCTCTTTAACTTTCCCAGTGTAAATTTCTTTACCTTCCCCAGACACCAAATTGGAACCGACAGTATAGGCTTTAGTTAACTGTTCCAATTCCTTAGTAAGAAACGTAATTTGCTCTTTAGCTTTTGCGCTGTATGGGAACCGTGTTCGCAAGTCGTTAATTTCTGCCCGTATTTGATCTGCTCTAGACGGCGCAGCAGGTGCAGCCGCAACAGGTGCAGTTGCAAGCGCGTTGGTCGGTGCAGCAGCCGCAGGTGCAAGCGCGTTGGTTTGTTTTGCGTTTTGTTGTTCAAGCCAAGGCTTAAAGTCTAAATTAGTTGTTTTGTCAGCCATCCAAGTTTTGAAGCTGTCATCATTTAAGCCAAAATTAGTTTGAGCGCCAGCAGCCGGAGGTAAGGCAGTAGCCTGCAAGGGTTGCGGTGCGGTGCGGTTTGTAAACGATTTATCTTGCTGGTACGCCAAGATTGTTTGGTTTGCTTCAAACAAACTTTTGCCCGCTTCTCGGACTTTTGCGTTTGGATGCCGCAGCATTTGCATAGCCGCATCCATAGGGTCGTCAGTAGTCGCGCCATTTTGCTTGGCTGCGTTCATAACTTGAGTTACGTAGTCTTGCGCTTCTTGCGCTTCTCGAATTGACATCCGAGTTTGGCCCAACTGCGCTTGCGCCAATTCGTTTTGGGTGCCCGCAGCTTTTCTTTGCGCTTGCGCTGCCAAAATGTTTTGTTCTTGGCCGTATTGCGCCAATGGATCAGTCAATTGAAGTTGCTGAACACCAAGTGAAATTCTAGGATCGATAGGCATTACGCAGTCCCCAAATTTTTAAGCGCATTTGTTCTGTCTTGGGCGCTTGTGTAATTTAGATATGTATTCAAACCGCCCGTCAAAGCGTTTGCAGTACCAACATAACCTGATGCTCTGGCCGCAGCCGCGCTGCCCATAGCATCGCCAACATTTGACGCCATCTGTTGACCTTGTTGACTTATTTGTTGACCTGTACTTTGGCCCATGCCTGTCAATGCTTGTAAAGGTTGCAATCGAGCAGTACGCTCAGCTTGATAGCGATTGAACGCGTTGGTGTATTCTTGAGAACCAAACTCTTGGCCAAACCGTTGCAACGCTTTGCCAGTGCCGCCAGACAGCAAACCACCACGGGCCGCAGCAGACCGCTCCAAGGCTTTTTGGCCTTCGCTCAAACGAAATGCGTAGCCTGGGTCAGCCCTAAACTTATCCATTGTAAATGGCTCATATTTTGACGCCGCTACCAGTTCTGGCAACGCGTTGACACCTACGTCGTAAAAAGGTTTTTGTCTTGCAACATTTTCTTGGTATTGCCGATATTCCAATTCCGAAGCGCGGTCCATTGCGCCAGCTTGCGTTTTTGCCGCTTTGTTTGCTGAATACGCGCCGTATATGGTGCTTGCTGCAACTGCTGTTCCTACCCATGTCATATCAAACTCCTTGCGCCGGTATTTGCGGCAATGCGTCAACAGATGCAATCAATCCCAAATCGTCATACGACGGGGCGATAACTTCGTGTTCAATTTTATCTAGCTCGGCTTCAGATTCAAATTCAGTCAAATGGACAGTTGTCCATATTGTGTCTTCTAACGCACGAACCACACGTTTCAAACCAACCTCTGAGACAAACGTGCAAGGCGCTTTCAAATGCTTTTCGCCAAACTCGGTATATACGATAACTTCACCTTGCGTGATGAAATTGAGGTGCTGATGCCGGTGTATCTTTCCAATTACTATTGACCCTTTAGGGAGCTTTATCTCTCTGGCGTAAGTGCAGCACCCATACTTTTCGTCTTTAGGGGAAAAATAATGCTTCAACGTACATTCCTCAGCAATAGACTCCACTTCGCCGTTGGCGATCATGGCGTCTAATCCGGCTTGAACAGTCAAGACGTTTTGACGAAATTTAACTTTGTCAACTAAATCGTTCACGAGACTTCCCTTCCACTGACGCGCATGTTGATGGCGCTGGCTGTACCTGCGATTGTGGAGATAAAACCCCCAGAAGGCAATATCTGGCCAACAAGTTCAGGAAAGATGTAAGTCTCAGATGCGGCCAAGGTGCGTTGTTTGACGATCAAGTTGTCGTTGCTGGCGGTGCCTGTGGCGGTGACCAGGTTGACGCTGATGGTGACTGACGAGCCGCTGTAGTTGGTCGCTGTGAATTTGTCGATGATTGTGGTCACGCCATTGGCAATATATTGCGTTGTCTGCGTTGCCTCAACGGTTTTGGCTGGAACTAAATTTTTGGCGGTTACAGTCATTGAAGCACCTTTTACAAAACAACCCAGCGAGAACCTGACGCAATCGTCACAGTCTGACCGCTAGCAATGGTGATCGGCCCAGCCGACATGCCTGAATTTCCAGTGGCTATAGTGTAACTCGTTGAAACGGTTTTGCTGTTGACGTAAATTCCGTTGCCCGCATTAAATTGCTGGGACAAGAATTCGCCTGTAGACGGCTTGTACAGCAACTTGGCATTGCTGATGTACGCCGTCGTAAAACTGCCAGAAGTTGCGTTGGCGAATACAGGGTAGACATTGGTGGCCGTAGCAGTGTCGTTGGTAATTGTCGCGCCGCTGCCGCCACCTGAAGTTTGTTTTAAACTCCCAGTGTTATCGTATGACCCATCAGTTGTCCATGTGTCGCCGACTTGCAAAGTAACATTAACAATTACTCTTGTGCTTGCGGTATTTAGATATCCAACAGTTATAGTTACTGCGGCAGTGTCGTTGTTTTCAACGGTGATTGTGTTTATTATTCTTCTGGTGGACGCGGCGGGGGCGGCGACCACGGTCACTGGCGTAGTTCCGTTTAAAACACCATCATTTGCACCTTCTGTAAACGTAGTGCCATTGTTGTCTGCGTATGCGGCGGTAAAACTTGGATTTGTCGTTGCAGCCGCACCCGACATAACTATCGTTATGGATTTTGATGTTGTATCTAAAACTATCATAGTTTCCTCATTGTAAAAACCACGCAAAAGCATAGGCATTGGTAGTTGACGAGCTTGAGTTGATCGTCTGGTTTGGCCAAGCGCCCGTAATGCTGATGTTGGTGCCCGCAACCAACGCCGGTGTGCTAGTACCAGTGCCGCCATTGGTCACGGGCAAAGCCGTTCCTGAATAGGTAATGGCCAAGGTGCCCGATGTCGTAATTGGCCCGCCGGTAATTGATAAAAATGAAGGTACGGTTGCGTCTACCGATGTGACCGTACCGCCTGGGTTGCTTGAGTTAATCGTCTGGTTTGGCCAAGTGCCAGTGATGCTGACGTTGGTGCCTGCTACCAGCGCGGGTGTGGCCGTGCCTGTACCGCCGTTGGCCACGGCCACAATGCCTGTAACGTTGGACGCGGTGCCGGTGGTGTTCTGGTTAAAGGTTGGCCAAGTGAACGTGCCGATGCTAAAGTCACCTGATTGCGGAACACCAAGGATCGGCGTCACCAAGCTGGGTGAAGTGGCAAACACCAATGCGCCGGTGCCGGTTTCATCCGTCATTGCCGCTGCCAAATTGGCGCTGGACGGCGTAGCCAAGAAGGTTGCTACGCCCGTGGCCAAGCCTGTGATTGAGCCCACCGCAGGCGTGATTGTGGTGTTGGTAACCCCTGTGACCTGACCTTGCGCGTTGGTGGTCAATACCGGCGTTTGTGTGGCCGAGCCATAAGTGCCCGCCGTGCCGATATTTGTAATCGAAAACTGGTTGGTAATTAGGGATAACCCTGTACCAGCAGTGTATGTTTGCACCGCAGCAAACTCAATGAACACCAGCGCAGTGGTGCCGACTGTGATTGGCAGCGGAGTCTGTTGCACCCAAGATGTGTTGGCGTTGTCTGTGCCTGATATGACAAGAAAGAAATCGCCTTGGTCAATTTGGTCAACACCAGAACCGGCGGTATCAAAGTCAGTTGCTCTGGTCAGAATGTAAGGTAGCGACGCAGTACCTGCTTGGGTCAACGTGTACGCACCGTTGTTTGCCCCCGCAGATTCATCTTTAACCAGTATGCGTTTGCCAACATCGCCCACAACAAATGTGTAGCCGTCAATGGTCAGTGTGCCGTTGGCGTTGGCCGTCAAAGTTGCACCTACGCCGCCGGTGCCGTTGTTGTATGTATTGGCCGCTAAAGCTGCCGTGGTTGCGTAATTACATGCTGCGTGAAAATTGATGCCAGTAGCAAGGCTGTCAACGTAGGACTTGTTGGCAATATCGTTGCTTGATGTGGGTGCGGTGGTGATCGTGCCGCTGGTCAGCGTGACCGATGTGATGTCGGTGTTGGCACCTTTGAGCGCAAATGGCGCGCCGCCCGCCGAAGTGGCCCCTGTGCCACCGCTGCCGATCGCCAAGGTGCCGCCAAGGGTGATGGTGCCCGTGGTGGTGATCGGGCCACCGCTGGCGGTCAGACCTGTCGTGCCGCCTGACACATCGACCGATGTGACCGTGCCTGAGCCACCGCCCGCAGTCGCAGGAGTTGGTGGCGGCGCAAGTTGCAAGTCATCCAAAGATGTCTGGTTGTTGCCACCGCCAACCAAAGTAAATATGTTCAAAAAGAACCGATACCACTCACGCGACATCAACCCCGTGCGAGGGTCGATAAACTCGACCCGCGACGAAGGTAGGTTCGTTATATTGAGTTGTTCAGGCATTGGTCGGGCTCAGAATCAATTCAGCGCCCATAATGGCGACCTTTACAGGATCGGTGCCAGACACTTCATAGACCCTGTCCCGCAGCTTGAGCGTCATGCCAAGCCGACGCCAGAACACGCGCTGGTAGTACGCGCCGATCTTGCCCATCGGTGACCAATGCTCACTACTCCAAGTGTGGCCACCATCGTCCGACCAACGCAACATGACCTGTGGGTCATCGCCTTGGCCGTTGGCCAAACCAGTGCCAGATTCGCAGTCCAGTTGCAAACTGTGGTGGGCGGTGCGCTTGAGGTTGTTCTGACCGCTGGGCAGGGCTCGCCATGACCGCAGCCATTTTTGAGGCTCATCATAGTCAGCGTAGACATCCAAGGTCATTTTGTAAATGTTGCCGTTTTCAAAGTCACCAACAATGGTGTTGCCAATAAAGTTGCATTGGCAGTTAGACCGATGACGGGTAAAAGAACCATTGTCCCAGCCAGCACGTTCATGCCACGCTTGGGTGGCCACGTCGTAAACCCATGTGGCGTTACCTGTAGGAAACGTCAGCACGTAAAAAGCGTGGCCTTCTTGTTGGTATGTATATGCCACCGCGTCTGAAATGTTGCCATATTGAGCAATTGCATACTCAATGGCGTGGGTTGATACGCGCTGGCCGGTGTAGCCGTTGGCTCGGTAGACGATACCTTGGCCACGGGCATCAGTGCCCAACCAAAACAAACCGTTGTCCAGCTTGGCCACTGAGAACGCAGCCACACAGCCAATTTCGTTGAAAGCACCTTGAATGCGGGTCAACGGGAAGTCGGCCAAGCCAGCGTCGTACCAGACTTCAATTGAGTCGGTGCCAAACATCCATGCTTCACGGTGATCTATGTTGATGGCCACCAAGCCGTCGGGTGAGCCTTCAGTGCTGGCAAAGTCCAGCGGATCGACCGATAGACCGTCCAACAAGGACGTCACCCACACCTTTTGGCTGTTGGGCTCATTGAACACAAAATAACCGTCCAAATAGCCTACAGTCACCGCGCCAGGGAAATCTGGGTCGGTGATTTGTTGGAACACGTCGGTGACTTCGTTGTAGATGTAGCTGTCAGGGTTGCAGGCAAAGAAAAGCTGGGTTCCGTTGTCAGCAATAGACACGGGGCCCGTGCCGGTCACATTGCCCAAGAAAGTGGGCGCAGATGTCATACCGTCAAGTTTGTAGACCTCATTGCCAGACACCACAAAGATGTTTGATCCATTGGTCTGGTGAGCCCACAAGGCACGAATGGGGCCTGTGCCAACTGTTTGCAAAAATTCCAGCCCAGGGCACCGCGTCAAAAAAGCCGCAGTTTTGCCGCCGTCTGGCGTAGCTTCTGGGTACAGGTTGACCATACGGTTGTCGGCAGCGTTGATGCTGCGGGCAACATAGCTGGAGCCAAGAATCGGCGTTTGCATCAGTAATTACCGGCGTAGATGTTGAACCGCTGACGTGAAGACACAATGGCGTAAGGCATGGACATGATGTCGTCAGGATTGTTGATGCGCTTCAGGTTGCGCTTGCTGGTCATTGCAATGCGTTGCACTTGTGGGCTTGGTTCCACGCCAAACTCAGGTGCAATTTCCATTGCCAAGTTGTAGACAAACGCCCGCAGATATCCTGGTGGAAACAGGATGTTGGTCACCAAATTGGCAGGCTCACTTAACTTTTGCACACTGATAAAGTGCCATTCCAAATCGCGTGTGGGGCGCGGGTAAATGTACATTTCAATATCAGGGTAGGTCATATTCACAAAAATGACCTGTGGATATGTTGATGTCACCGTCTTAACAGCAATGCCGTTGTACTGCTGTTGGTTAATAAATTTGATACCGTAAGACACATTGGTGCCTGGATCGCGGTAGTAGGTAGCGTCATCCAACAACACAGGACGCAGGCCAACAAAGTTGCCTGATGGGCCAAGAGTGCGCTTAATTTCACCGGCAGGCCAAGTAAACATTTGATCTTGGGTGCTAAAAACCGATAGGCGTTCGGTGTTCCATGAATCAATCATCTGATTCAGCGCCATCAAAGCGTCTTGGGACACGGACGCAGAAGTTGTCTCACCTTCGGCCAACACACCAAGCAATCGCAATGCTCTATTGATTTGATCGCCAGCGGTATAGATGGCCATGTTTATGCTCCTTGTTCGACCACCTCTGTGGGTCGGCTACGACGACGTTTGACTTCCAGTTCGTTGACGACAGGAGCCGCCTCAGCAGGCGTGTCTAAAGTATATCGCACCCAGCCATTTTTTTCATCAAACTCAGCTTCCATTTCCATGTAAGCTATTTTTCGGCCATGAATTTTGTGCTGAAGATAAATTTGCATATGAAGAAGGGGCTGTTTAGGCCCCTATTTGGTTTAAGACAACAAACCAAGAGTTTGAAGTTTAGTTTCTAATTGCGTTACGCGGGCTTGCAAATTTGCAATCACCGACAACACTGAATTACCCTCATCTTTGGTAACAAAACCAAATGGGGTTGTTTGAGTCAAGTCTTGAATTGCAAAGTCTGGCGTACCAGGTGCAGTAGACGTGATTGTAGTTAAGGCAGCAGTGTTGGCCGCAGGCTTAGTTGTTGGAGTAGCACCGTAGAAACCAGCAGTTCCACCAGATTTACCCATGACTGCGCCGTCAAGTTGTGCATCTTCAAATGCAACGCCTACAGCTTTTGTATTTGGCATGATTTTTTTCCTTTAAAAAATAGGGGCCGAAGCCCCCATTTAGGTTTAAGACACGCGATAAATTGAGTACGCTGCGTCACCTGTTTTGCGGAAACGGAACGTGCCAGATGTGTTGCTGGTTTTGGTCAGCGCATCTTGGATCGTGTCGTTACCGACTAGGGTGTTGCCCGTGCCAGCAGTAAAGGTCACGTCATTTGCTGCGTTGTCACCAATGTTGATGAAAGAGCAATCAAATGTTGAGCCAACTTTAAGGCTAGAGAATGCAGCGTCAAGCAATGCACCTGTTGGAAACACATAGGTGCCTGCGTCTGTGCCGCCGGAGTCCATAGTGCACACACCAGCAGCCAAATTGTCTGCGGTGATAGTGACAGACGCGCCGGTCAATGCGACAGGTGCGCTAGTGTTGTAAAAACTGATTTCGCCAAGATTGCCGTCACCAACTTGGTAACCGTTTGCGCCGTTAGGTAATGTAGCCATGATTTATTCCTTTGAAAAGATTTAGAAAACGGGGCCGAAGCCCCATTTGGTTAGCCCCACAGGCGGCAGGCCATTTGTGGACGGATTGTGCTGAAGCCATACAGTACGTCAATACGGCAAGGCATACGGTCGTTGTTGATGTCGTACTGACGAACAACGCGCAAGCTG